GGGATCCTCCGCAACCTGACGAAGGTCATCGACCCGCGCGAGGCCGACAAGGTGAAGGACCGCTACAAGTTGGCGATCGAGGGCGGCGACCTGTTCGTCGTCGGCAAGGATTGGGAGTACTCCACAGCGCCGGCCGCTGCCGCCGATGCCCGGTTCCTCGAGCAGATGAACTACTCCGACATCGACGCGGTCCGGTTCTTCGGTGTCCCCGGCGATCTGATCGAGGTTCAGAATCAGGGCTCGTCGATCACCTACGCGAACATCACCCAGCGGAACTTGCAGTTCCTGATTCTCAATCTGGGGCCGGCGATCGTCCGCCGGGAGGATGCGCTGACTCGAATGGTCGGCGCTCCCCGGTTCGTGAAGTTGAACAGTGCCGCGCTGCTCCGGATGGATCCGGCGGCGACGAGCGCGATGCTCGGCGCGGAGGTTGCCGCTCGCCTCACCGCCCCCTCGGAGGCGCGCGCACTGATGAACCGTGCCCCGTTCACCGACTCGCAACTGGCCGAGTTCGCCGTTCTGTTCCCGAAGGGTGGCACCCCTGCCGCCCCGCAAACGAAGGACATCCAATGAGCACTCTCATCGTGAAGGCTGACCTCGCCGGCAGGCGGGCGGCGGCACTCGGCAACGACACGGCGGTCCCGTCGACGTCGGCGCGGGAGCAAGACTTCCATGCACAGCTGCGCACTCAGACGGTGCAGCGTGACGGGAAGTCGTTCTACCAGGTCGACGGGACAGCGTCGGTCGTCGACACCTGGTATCAGATGTATGACTTCTTCGGACCCTACGAGGAGCAGCTCGCCGCGGGCGCGTTCGACGCGACCCTCGCCGCTGGCCCTGACGTGGTGTTCCTCCTCAACCATCGCGGGATGACGATGGCCCGCACGAAGGTGTCCGAGACGCTGGAGCTTGGGACGAACGAAGCCGGCGACCTCGTGTCGTCCGCGTTCCTGAACCCGGAACGGCAGGACGTGCGTGACATGGTCCTCGCGATCGAGGACGGCGACATCGATCAGATGTCGTTCGCGTTCCGAATCAAGCGGGGCGAGTGGAACCCGGACTACACGACCTACACGATCCTCGAGGTCGACATTGACCGTGGGGATGTGTCGGCGGTGAACTACGGGGCTAACCCGTTCACGTCGATCAGTGCCCGCGCGAAACAGGTGATGGAGGGCATCGACCATCTTGAGGGTGTGCCCCTCGCCGCTGCCGCCGCGCGTATGAATGCGCGGCTCGACGAGCAGCGCACCCCGACAGTGTCGACCGGCCGCAACGCCGCCACCCTCCGCGCGCTCCTCGAGCTCGAAGAGGACTAACCCCAAGACCACCCCGCGCACAAGTGCGGGGTCTTTGTGCTGCCTGAAAACCTGCCGAACCCCAGATGAGGGAACGGCGAGCCAGATGAGCCGGTCGCGCCAGCACGCACCCAAACGTTCCCAGGAAGGAACAATCGAAATGAATTTTGAAAAGCTCATCGGGCTCGCCCTCGAGCGCAAGAAGGCCGCGGAGGCCCAGCGTGCCGGTTTCATCGCCGAGCAGCGCGCCATGACCGAAGCGCTCGACGAGGGCGCTTCGCTGACCGATGTGGACCAGGAGCGTTTCGATGCCCTGTCCGCACTCAAGCGCACCGCGGGTGAGCAGATCGCCGCGGCCACCGCGCAGGGCGACGCGCTCCGCGCCGAGCAGGCTGACGACGAGCGGCTGACCCGCTCCGCCGAGCAGAGCAACCCCGGCGCATCCACCCCGCCCGGTGGCACGTTCCGCACCCAGGAGCGCGAGCTCACCTACACGGCCCGCAAGTCGACCCAGGAGGGCGTCTCGTTCTTCTCCGACCTGTACCGGTCGCAGACGGGACTCGCCGGCCCGGAGGTGCAGGCACGCCTCCACGCCCACATGGGCGAAGCGCGCGACTCCGGACAGCTGTCCGAGCGCAACGTCGGCACCGGCAACCTCGGAGGCCTCGTGCCCCCGCTGTTCCTCACCCAGGAAGCGGCGATCATCGCCCGCGCCGGCCGACCGACCGCGAACATCGTCCGACGCCTGCCGCTGCCCGCGGACGGTATGAGCATCGTCATCCCCCGTGGGACGACCGGTGTGACCACAGCTGTTCAGGCGACGCAGAACTCTGCGGTGTCGAACCAGCCGACCGTCATCACCGACCTGACCATCCCGGTGGTCACGATCGCCGGCCAGCAGGACGTGTCCCGCCAGGCCCTCGAGCGTGGTTCGGGTGTCGACTCGCTGATCTTCGCCGACCTCGTCGCCTCCTACGCGGTGTCCCTCGACGCGCAGGTCATCTCGGGCACCGGTGCCGGTGGTCAGATGCTCGGCATCCTCAACACGGCTGGCATCACACAGGTGTCGGCGTTCGCCGCGGCGGCCACCACGACGACGTTCTACTCGAAGCTCGCCGGCGCGATCACCGCCATTCAGACGGGTCGGTTCCTCGCCCCGTCCGGGATCGTCGTCCACCCTCGCCGGTGGGGATGGCTGACCAGCCAGGTCGACGCCTCCGGGCGCCCGATCGCCACACCGGTCGCGAACGGCCCGCAGAACGCGACCGCGGTGTTCGACAGCCCGGTCGACGCGAACACGTCCTCCCCGGTCGGATTCATCCAGGGTGTCGCGATCTACACCGACGCGAACATCCCGACCGCTGTCGGCTCGGGCCCGGAAGATCAGATCATCGTCGCCCGCCTCGAAGACCTCATCCTCTGGGAAGACGGAGACGGTACCCCGCAGCAGCTGCGGTTCGAGCAGACCATCGGCGGCAGCTTGACCGTCAAACTGGTCGCCTACGGATATGCCGCATTTACGGCAGGTCGGTACCCTCTCGCGACCGCGATCATCGGTGGCAACTCGGGCGCTGGCCTGGGCCTCGTCGCGCCGACGTTCTAGTCGGCTGGTGCCCCTCCCTCACCGGAGGGGCACCCCTCACCCCCCCCATCTAGTTAAGGAGAAACATCGTGCCGGACAACGAGACACAGTCGCCGATCCCCGAGATCGACGACCACGTCGCCGAGAACTACGAGGCTCTGATCGCGGACGAGAACCGCACCCTCACCTACGAGCGCGTCGCGGTGTGGGCTGCCGCGAGCAACGACCCTGGCCTCGCCGCGTGGGCGCGCAGGCGTGCTGACGAAGCGGGGAAGAACATCACCCCCCACGGCGCCACCGCTGGCACCGCTGAGACGCGCGCCATCGACTTCGAGGCACTCACCCTACCCGAGCTCAAAAAGCTCGCAGATGCCCGTCAGATCGACGTCAAGGGCCTGAGCCTCAAGGCCGACTTCGTCGCCGCCCTCGAACTGGACGCTGAGGCCACAGAGTGACCGTCGTCCCGGGCGGATTGGTTTCCCTCGAGTATGCGCTGGAGGGACTCGGATTGACGAAGCAACCCTCCAACACGGGGTCACTGTCCGCCCGGGACGCCGACATCGCCAGCTACATCGTGGCGGCGACAGCGGTCATCGAGGAGTTGTGTGGGGCGGTCCTCCCGGTGAGCGTCACCCGTCGTTATCACGGCGGGAAGTCGGGGATCCTGTTGGCCGATCGCATTGCTGCGGGCGCGGTGACCGCGGTCACGGTCAACGGTGTCGCGGTGACCGGGTTCCTCGTCGACGACAGCTCGGGGATCATCTACGCATCGACGGACGGCACCGGATATTTCGAGGCCGGTGTGAAGAATGTCGCGGTCACGATGACGGTCGGTTACACGGCGGTCCCGGAGACGCTGCAGTTGGCCGCGCGTGAGCAGGTCCGCCATTGGTGGCAGCAGGGGAAGCAGGGGAACCGCCCCTCGTTCGGTGACGAGGTCACCGCCGACACCGGTTACCCGATGGGGTTCGCCGTCCCGAATAGGGTTGTCGAGTTGTGCCAGCCGTACTTGCAGTCCGGGTTCGCCTGATGCCGAACATTTCCTCGGTCGCCCCCGCATTCAAGCTCGCCGTGTACGAGGCGGCGAGGGCACTGTGGGCTGAGTCGGACCCTGACGTGTTGGTCAGCTTCGGCCATCCGGGGCAGTCGCAACCGGACGACATCGTCGGGCTCATGGATATTCGCTCACAGCAGGACCCGGCGACGATCGGCTCGAACCGGTCGCGCGAGGAGATCCTCGAGCTCGACGTGCTCGTGTCCATCTACCGGGGCGGCGGACCGGAGGCGGAGATCGCCTGCACGGCCCGCGGGTACGAGCTCCTCGGCGCCCTCGAGGTGTTGGTCCGGTCGACGGACACAACCCTCGGCGGTGTG